CCTTGAGGAGTTTGTACTACATCTGTATTTCTAACGCTAGCTGCAAATCTTCCTGTTTGACTTTCTAATCGTGGTGCGCCCATATTACCTTCAACTGTCTCTGGTAGCTTATCATTTATAAGGGCCATTACAGTATACAACCCTGGGCCTTGTCTAGATGTACCGCCCGTCTTTGCTTTTGGGTAGGGCTTACCCGCCCCCCTAGCTACCGATTTAGCTTTAGGAAACTTCCCACCGCCTTTTTTCCCAGAAGCCTTCTGTTTTTTCACATCCGGAACGGCTTTAACTTTAGCAGATTTACCTTTGTTAACTGCTTTATTATTTACTAGTTTTGCTAAAACTGTTGTCTTTGCAAGGGCTCTAGCATGCTCTCTAGTTGAAGGACTTCCTTTTGTTTTTGTCCAGTCTACTGTATCTGCCCAGTCTTTTAGAGCTTTCTGTAATTTAGCTCCTATACCATTTGTGCCTGACCAGTCACTTTGTTCGGACCCTGAGAAGTTTTTAGACCTTGGTCCTATTGTTGAATATATGTATTCGTCCTTCTGTAGTGTTACTTTTGCAGCGCTTGCATTTGTACCCTTCATACCAGAAGTTCCAAAGTAAGTTCTAAAATCAGGGTATCTAGCCTTAAGAGTTTTAAACTCATTTGAATCAAGAAACGCACTATACGAGCTTTTAGCAAGCAGATCCGCTGCAGCTATTAATCTAGCTCCTCCTACTGTAGTCTGTTCTGAGTGAGTTTTATGATAACCTGTTTTAAATCTCCCTTCCTCAGAAGTACTTCTCCAAATTTGTTCGCCTTTTGCTTTTTGCTTTTCTGACTTAAATCCTTCTGCAGAACCTATACCTAATTCATTCTTTCGATCCCACTCTTTTTGTGCGCCCCCTAACTTATCCCCTGTTTTTCCTAAATGCTTATTTATAAAATTAACACCTAATTGCTTTACTGCATCATAAAAATCTTCTTCTTCTTTCTTCATAATAACACGAAGAAATTTTCCATTGTATCCTCGTTTAACAACTGTAATTTTTTTATTAGCTCCTCCTGCCCATTTATTATATAGTATAGGAATATGCTTGGGTGCTTCTTTTTTAAATTCTGCCATACTTATCTGAGGGTACGTCCCAGGCGCTCTTTTCTGCATCGCATACTGATAACCATCATACATTGATTGTGCTAAATCAGGGGCAGTTAAAGTAACGTATTGCCGATGCTGCTGCATATCTTTTCGTGCCCAACGGTCACTCATGATCTTTTCAGCTTTGGCTAATACTTTTTCAGCAGCAGCTTTAGACATTAAAAGTTCTTATACAAGTCTAAGACTCGCTTAATGTGGTCAGGAAAGCCAACATTGTCTCTTTGTGTAGAACTACCTTGATTCTGTAAACTAGCACCCGCTATTGATTGTCTTAGCTTGTGCTCGTCTTTTAAATAGTAAGTAACTAAGTCAAGAACTGCAAGTTTTAAATCGGCAGGTACTGCACTATAGCCTGCTGTATATACTACTTTAACTGTACCCACGCCTTGGGGCCAGTTTTGATAGCCCGCTGAATTTGTGCGTAAAACACTATCAGTACTTGAGTCTAGTGAATATTCATAAGCCCCTGTTGTAAGAGTAGTATAAGAAGAACCATAATTAGTTCGTTCTTGTACACTTACTATTGCATTAACAGGTGTTTCAGTTAACTGTACTACATGAGTAGACCAGTTAATATCAAAAGTTTCTGTTTTATTAGAAGAGTAATAGTCTACAAAACTATTACCACAATAAGTTTTTATTAGTTGACTTACAGACGGAATCAATATATTTAATCGAGAATCATCCTTAGGTTGGGTGATCCCTTCAGCAGTCTTATAATCCTGTAATGTTATTAAATCAGCCATAAATCAATTAATAAAAACTTGGGGAGGCGAACCTCCCCCAGTTAATAGAATTACTAAAAAGTAATTAGTATTGCTATTACGCGTTAGCTGCAAGAGTCAAGGTATGAGCACCACTGGTGCCTTCAAGAGCCTTAAATCCCAAAGCTTGGCTAGCAACCAGAACATTACGCTGCTTACCAACTTCGTAATCAGTTTCAATGCTAACTCCACGCAGACGTCCAACAACAAAGCGACCTGTATTAATAATACAAGCAACAGTACCAGAGTTTGCCGGAGCGAGTTCCGCAGAAACAATAACGGGAGAACCAAACAAGGTTCCCATTGCACCATTGATATTAGCAGCGATATCAGAGCCTGCTTTATCTACAGTTCGGAAGTCTCCGTCTTCTGCCAGTATATCGTAGTATGCATCAACAGAAACTACATATACAACATCAGCAGGATTAACAGCATACTTACCCATAGCAGCACGACCAACTTCAAGCATCGTAGATGCGAAAGCAGTAGTTCCGTCGAGTTGAGCAGTTGTAGCGGAGGTTGAAGCTGTAAAGCCAGTACCTTTGTCCGCGCCAGTTCCACCTGCGATACCGAGGGTAGGTCCAGAAGTACCATAAAGAATGGCCTTATCAGTTGCTATAGCGTGAGAACGTGCAAGAGCAGAGGTAATCATTGGAAGGAAAGAAACCAAAGAAGTTTCGTCCTGGTTATTATCAATGTAAGTACCTGCTGCGAGACGCTCAGTCTGTATAATATTAGTTGTAACGTCATACTGACCATTAGTTCCGCCATTATCAATACGCTGATTAGCCGTATCAATATCAAAAGTAGTGCCAAAAGTTGCAGCATTAACATCTGCAGCGAACGGCATTATTGTAGCACCAGAATTAACCTGGATTTCACGGAACAAACCAAGAAGTTTAGTTTCAAGCGCAACTTCTTCTTCGAAGGCTTGCGTTACTGCAATATCAAGGTTACCTGCACTAGATCGTGTACCAAAATCGACCCCTTGCTTCTCCATAACTGTTTTACCAAGATCAGTATCCCAGCCTTTTTTGGTAATTGCACCCAATACTTTAGCTTCAAGTGCTTCTTTACCAAACTCTTCTTTGGACTGCGTAGAGAACTCATACTTGCGGTTACGCATAGATTCGAGCTCTTCAGCTTTCTCTTTTACTTCGCCTTCGTACTTCTTGGTAAGCTCAGAAATTTCTTCAGCTTTTGCAGCTTCGAATTCTTTTTGCATATCTTCTACCAAACGAGTCGCACCAGATTCTACACCAGATACGATAGCGGTTTTAACTTCTTCGTCTTGTTGAGCCTTAGCTTCTGCTTTTGCAGTTGCTTGCTCATCAAGATCCTTTTGTACAGCCATTTCGGCTGCTTTTTGCTCGGCTTGCTTCATTGCGATTTTAGCAGCAGTTTCCTCAGCTACTTTTTTAGCAAAAGCTTCCAAGTCAACGGGTTGTTGTGTCTCTTCAGACATTTGTATCTCCTTTTGGACTTGCGTCCCGTCACTAATAGTGAAAGTTTTTTTGAAGTCTTCATACTCTGCGATAGAGTCAAAAGATTTCGCTAGTGAAAAAGTAGCTGATTGATTGCAGGGTACAGATACTACTGATACCTCAAATAACTCAGCGTCCTTTATTCTTAATCCGTCGGTTTCCTCTATATAATCAGCATCCTTGACTCGAAAACCAACAGAAAAGGCCCCAAGAACACCGTCTTTAACTAACTCCGCTACATCTTTAGCGGCCTTACTGATTTTCGCAGTAAGTTCCAATCCATTATCAGTGCTCTTTAAATTAGTAGCTCTTCCAATGGGTCGGTTATAATCATGATTGAAAAGAATAATAGGATTATTCTCGAAATTACTTAATCCACCTTTAGTCCATGCATCAGCGGATATTGAATCGCCCGCGCGATCAAAGTCTGTTGTGCTTGCCATACCTTTAATCATGATGCTTCCATCATCTTCAGTATGAGACTTAAAAGTAGAAGTAAGATTAAATATTTTTTCCATTCTCTTCTCCAGAAGCCCTTTTAGTAATCTTAGGGGCTGCTTTGGGTTTAGGTTTTAAATCTGCAGTCTCAGGACAAATAGTCTTTAAATTCCTTATAATCGTATCCCAAGAACTAGACCAAACCTCATCATCCAAGTAAGATTCTTTAAAACGCCCGG